GCAAGCGGATCGATCCTTCCTTCTATCCGGTCATTTACGGTCTGGAGGACGGAGAGGACTGGAACAGCGAGAAAGCCTGGTACAAGGCAAATCCCTCCCTGGGATACACCATCCAGATAGACCGTGTGCGCGATGCCCACAGGGAGGCACTGACCAATCCCGCGGAAGAGAACGTCTTCCGCCAGCTCCGTCTCGACCAGTGGGTCGGAAGCGCGGTCGCCTGGATACCGGAACACATCTACGACAAGGGGAACATCCCGATTGACCTCGATGCCCTGAAAGGCCGCGAGTGTTACTGCGGACTCGACCTATCAAGCACCAGCGACATCACAGCCTTTGTGATGGTCTTCCCGCCGAGGAATGAAACGGAGAAATACATCGTGGTGCCGCACTTCTGGCTGCCGAGGGAGACTCTCGACCTGCGGGTGCGCCGGGATCATGTTCCCTACGATGTGTGGGAGAAGATGGGGCTGTTCCATGTGACCGAGGGCAACGTGGTCGATTACAGCTTTGTCCGAAAAACCATCAACGACCTGCACGCGGTCTTCAATATCAAGGAGATCGGGGTCGATAGATGGAACGCGACACAGCTGATCACTGACCTTGAGGGGGACGGCTTCACGATGGTCCCCATCGGCATGGGCTTCAAGGATATGTCACCCGGCATGAAGGAACTGTACAAACTGCTCCTGGAGGGAAAGATCATCCACGGTGGCAATCCCGTCCTCAGATGGATGGCGGGAAATATCGTAGCGGAGATCGATGCTGCGGAGAACATCAAGCCCAGCAAGAAAAAGTCCACGGAGAAGATCGATGGCATCGTTGCCCTGATCATGGGACTGGACCGTGCGATCCGCCATGAGCAGCAGGGAAGTGTGTACGATGACCCCGGCCATGGGCTCTGGGTCTTTTAGAGGAGGAGATTCCATTGGAAATGACGATGGCTGAGAAACGTGACCTGATCGAGCGGATCACGGAGCTTGTGAAAAATGACATCCTGAACAAAGAGGATCGGGATAACATCTTCCGGGTGTGCCTTGCGGCATGTAGCCGGGAACTGGCAAAGCTGAAGGAGGAGTAAATGAGCTGGAAAGAATGGTTCGGCTTCACAAAGCCGAGAGATGCTCCCGGCGTGGAACTGCCGAGGATCGAAGATAATGTCCGTGATTCGGGCAGCGTTTTCATATTCGGGATGTCGAACAGCGGCGAGCGGGTCGATGAGAAGTCCGCATTGCAGATTTCTACGGTATATGCCTGTGTGCGCTTGCTGGCTGAGACCGTGGCGAGCCTTCCGCTGCACCTCTACAAGTTTACTGAGAAGGGTGACGGTAAGGAGCGGGCGACAGAGCATCCGCTGTATAAGATCCTGTACCGGCAGTCCAATCCGGAAATGAGCAGTTTCTCTTTCAGGGAAACGATGATGATGCACCTCCTCCTGTGGGGGAACGCCTATGCACAGATCGTGCGGGACGGAAAAAACGGGGTCCTTGGTCTGTATCCGCTTTTGCCGGAAAATGTGGAGATTGACCGTGCTGAAAACGGCGCCCTGTTTTACACCTATCATGCCTACACGGATGAGGTTCCCGGTGAGAACAACAAGGACATCATTTTCCGGAGGGAGGAGATCCTCCATATTCCAGGTCTGGGGTTTAACGGCCTTGTGGGATTCAGCCCGATAGCCATGATGAAGAATGCTCTCGGCACGACTCTGGCTGTGGAGAAATACGGCAGCGCCTTTTTCAAGAACGGCGCGCAGCCGGTCGGAGTGCTGGAGCATCCAGGAGTTCTGAAGGATCCGCAGAAGATCCGGGACAACTGGATGAACGCATATGGCGGTGCCGGAAATGCCCACAAAGTGGCTGTGCTCGAAGAGGGCATGGCGTACAAACCTATATCGCTTCCTCCGGAGGATTCGCAGTTCCTCTCCACCCGTGAATTCGGTGTGGAGGAGATATGCAGGATCTTCCGTGTTCCTCCCCATATGGTGCAGGACTTAAAACGTGCGACTTTCAACAACATCGAGCACCAGAGCATTGACTTCGTGATGCACACCATCATGCCCTGGCTCGTGAGGATCGAACAGGCCATCATCAAGGACGTGATGATCGAAGAGGAGCAGGAGAAATACTTCCCGAAGTTCAATGTGGACGGCCTGATGCGCGGCGACTACAAGAGCCGCATGGACGGCTACGCTGTGGGCTTCGCTAACGGCTTCCTGTCACCGAACGATATCCGCAGGCTTGAGAACATGGACCTGATCCCTGCCGAGGAAGGTGGGGACGATTACTACCTGAACGGCAGCTACACCAAGCTGAAGGATGCAGGCAGCGCCTACGGAGTCAATCTGGTGGCCGAGCAGGAGAAACAGCAGGCCGCACAGTCCGACGAGACACAGCCGGAGGAAACGCAGACGGAGGAAGGAGAGGAGGAAGCGTCTGAAAGCAAAAACCACGCAGAGCGCCATGCGCAGCGCAAAGCGCAGAGAAGAACAGGAGGTAATCCGAAGAAATGAAGAAATTTTGGAACTGGATTCATGATGACAGCGGCGGCAGGGTGCTCCGTCTGGAAGGACCCATCGACTCCGAATCCTTCTGGGGCGATGAGGTGACCCCGAAGGCATTCAGGGACGACCTGTATGCGGAGGAGGGCGACATCACCCTCTGGGTCAACAGCCCCGGTGGGAACGTATTCGCCGCTGCGGAGATCTACACCATGCTCCGCGACTATCCGGGCAACGTGACCGTGCGCATCGCATCCATTGCGGCATCCGCTGCGTCCGTGGTAGCAATGGCCGGCAACCTTGTCCAGATCTCTCCGACCGGGATGCTGATGGTGCATGATCCCTGCACGATCGCAATGGGCAATGCCCGCGATATGGAGAAGGTCATCACCACGCTGAACGAGGTCAAGGAGAGCATCATCAACGCCTACGCCTTCAAGACCGGGCTGACCAGGAACCGCATCTCAAAGCTCATGAGCGATGAAACGTGGCTCAATGCCAAGAAAGCGGTGGAACTTGGCTTTGCCGATGAGATTCTCTTTGAGGACAAGCCAAAGCCGGAGCCGGAGGAAGACCCGGACGATCCCGACGAGGATGACAGCCCTGAAACGGAGGAAGGCGGAGATGAGGGCGAAAAGGAAAAGAAAAAGCCGTTCAAGCTGGCTGTGGCCATGTGGCAGTATTCCTCCCGCGTTATGGGAGAGACGATCCTCAACCGCCTCGGCGCTGAGGATGCGGATGCTGGTGGTCAGCCGGAAGAAACGACCGGTCCTGAAACACAGGAACCCGTCGAAGGGGTAGCGGATACCGGAGAGCCGGATCAGACTGAACCCCCTGTGGAAATGGAGACCACTGTCACCGACACCGAGCCGGATATGCCTGTGATCGGCATGGACGGCAAAACGAAGGACGGCGCGATGCCGTATGAGATCCTGAAAGACAAGCTGGAGTGGCTCAGATGAGCTTCCCCGGCTTTCTTTATACCCAAAAACAAAAAACGCCCGGAGCGTATCTCCGGAGAAAGAGGAAATCTATGAGTAAGAAGATTCTTGAGCTTCGCAACAAGCGCGCAAACCTGTGGGAGCAGACGAAGGCGTTCCTGGAGGAGCACCGCGGCGAGAACGGCATGGTCGATGCGGCTTCCGTTGAGCAGTACGAAAAGATGACTGCCGACGTCAAGTCCCTCAGCGACGAGATCAGGCGCCTGGAGGACCAGATGGAGATGGATGCCCAGCTTTCCGCAGCGACTTCCGTCCCTGTCCAGAATAAGCCCGGCATGCAGAAGAAGCCCGGCAACGCGACCGCGACCGAGGAGTACAGCAAGGCCTTCTGGGACAACATGCGCGGCAACGTATCCTTTGAGGTGCGCAATGCCCTGTCCGTAGGCGAGAACGAAGCAGGCGGCTATACCGTGCCTGACGAGTTCCACCGTCAGCTGATCGAGGCGCTGGAGGAGAACAACATCTTCCGCAGCCTTGCGCACGTCATCCGCACCAGCTCCGGCACCCGCACCATCCCTATCGCCGCCGACAACGGCAAGGCGTCCTGGGTGGAAGAGGGCAATGCCATCGCGGAATCCGACCTCAGCTTCAGCGTCCAGACCCTGTCCGCCTACAAGCTGGGCTGCCTGCTCCGTGTGTCCAACGAGCTGCTCAACGACTCCGCATTCGACATCGCGGCCCATATCGCCCGCCGTTTCGGTGTGCGTTTCGGCAATGCGGAGGAGGACGCCTTCATCAACGGCAAGGGCGTGTCCGCTGATCCGACCGTGACTCCTTCCGAGCCGACCGGCATCCTGACCACCCTGGCGACTCCTTCCGTGACCACGGAGAGCAGCACCCTCATCACCTTCGATGATGTCTACCGCCTGTTCTACGCGCTGAAGGGTCCGTACCGCCAGAAGGCGAAGTTCCTCTGCAACGAGACCGCCCTGCTCCAGCTCATGCTGCTGAAGGACGGTAACGGCCAGTATATCTGGAAGCCGGGCATTGAGATCGGCAAGCCTGATACCATCCTTGGCCATGCGGTCTACACCAGCACCTATATGCCTGCCATCGAGGGC